AGGGGGGATTAGAATCACCTTTAGAGTTTGATAAAGAATTAAAAGATTTAAAAAGAACAATAAGACAAATAACTCATCCTGGTGGTAAAAAAGCAAAGAAAATTTCTGAAGCAGGTCAACAAGTTATAAGAAGTTCTAAAATTAGAATTAATGAAATACAAGATATTATTCAAAGTGCAAAAGCCGGTAAAGAGGGAAGTGGAGTATTTAGATCTGCTCTTGGTTTAGAAAAAGGTGTTCTTGGAAAAGGACTATGGGCATTGGGTGCACCAATAGTGCAGGTACCGTCTACTATAGGTTACATTGCACAAGATGTTAGAGAAGGTAAAGACGTGGGTGAAATTGCAACTAACCCATTAAATTATTTAGGTGCAGCATTTATGAATCCTTCTGTTAAAGCTTTAGCAAGAGCTGGTGCATCAAGAGGATTACTTGGTATTGCATCTTTAGGTTTAGCGGGAACAGCGGTTGGTGCTGTTGCATTACCTGCAATATCAATCGGTGCTGGACTTGCAACACTTGGTACACTTGGCTATCAAGGTTACAAATTATTTACAGGTAAAGATAGGTCAGATGAGGATTTTTTTAAATAATGAGCATAGTAAACGCAGCTAAATTTTTAATGAGACAACTTCCAACTGAAAAAGGAGTTAACGTTTTTAGAGGAGAGCCTTTTAAAAACTATGCTACAATGAAACAAATAGCAGAAGAAGCTTACGGGCTCTCTTCAAAAGGAAGTCAAGCAAATAACCCATTAAGATTATCGGCTGCTGGTAGATGGTTTACTCGTAATCCTGAAGGAGCAGAAATGTATGCAGGGTATGGACTTACTGAACCTGGTCGTATTAAAAGAGTTACCTTAACGCCTTATGAGGTCAAAGTAGCTGAAAAATTAGCTAAAAAAATAGCTGATGCAGAAGGCAAACAAAGTTATGGATTAATTATTCCTAAGAGTGCTATGGCCAGAGTAGAAACAGATTATTTACAAACTGTTGTGGCTAATTTACGTAAAATATTGGGAATAGCTTAAATGAAAAATAAAACACTTGTGATAAATATGCAACACGTCAAATGGAAGGAAATACCACCTCTAAGAGGACCTGATCCACAAGGCTTGAATGTTCCTACAAAACAGGTTAAAACAATAGAGAACTCGGAGAATATAAATGGCAGAAATAGACAAAGCGCTACCAAACGTAAAAACTGAAATTAAAGTACCTGGCGACGAAGAAATTGTTGAAGCTCAACAAGAGACGATTGAAGAACAAGTTGGTCCAGATGATGTTACAGTAACACAAGAAGAAGACGGTGGTGCAACAATTAGTTTTGATCCAGAAGCAGTTAATCAACCTGGAACAGACGGACACTTTGATAACTTAGCAGAATTATTACCAGAAGATGTTTTAGGTAGATTAGGTTCTGAACTTGCTGCAAATTACATGCAGTACAAATCTTCTAGAAAATCATGGGAAGATAGTTACACAAAAGGTTTAGATCTTTTAGGATTTAAATATGAAAATCCAACACAGCCATTTCAAGGAGCTTCAGGTGCAACACACCCAGTGTTAGCAGAAGCAGTTACACAGTTTCAAGCGCAAGCTTATAAAGAATTATTACCTGCAACAGGTCCAGTGCACACACAAATAATTGGACTTGCAGATAGAGCTCGAGAAGAGCAGTCAAACAGAGTTAAAGAATTCATGAACTATCAGCTCATGGATGTGATGAAAGAGTACGAACCCGAGTTCGATCAAATGCTTTTTTATCTCCCTCTTAGTGGCTCTGCCTTTAAAAAAGTTTATTATGATGAACTCTTAGGCAGAGCTGTATCAAAATTTGTTCCAGCAGATGATTTAATTGTACCATATACTGCTACATCTTTAGAAGATGCAGAAGCAGTTGTGCATGTAATTAAAATGTCTGAGAACGATTTAAGAAAAAAACAAGTTTCAGGTTTTTACCAAGACATAGAATTAACACCTGGGTATAATCAAGAAACAGAAGTAGAAAAAAAAGAAAGAGAATTAGAAGGCGTTAAAAAAACTAGAGACGAAGATATTTTTACAATTTTAGAAATTCATACTGATTTGGATTTAGAAGGTTTTGAAGACAAAGATTCTCAAGGAGAACCAACTGGAATTAAACTTCCTTATATTGTTTCTCTTGAATTAGGAAGCAGACAAGTATTATCAATTAGAAGAAACTATCAAATAGATGACCCACAAAAACTTAAAATAGATTACTTTGTACATTTTAAATTTTTACCTGGATTAGGTTTTTATGGTTTTGGTTTAATTCATATGATCGGTGGTTTGTCAAGAACGGCAACTACTGCATTACGTCAACTATTAGACGCAGGAACTTTAAGTAATTTACCGGCAGGATTTAAACAAAGAGGAATCCGTGTTAGAGATGAGGCACAAGCTATACAGCCTGGAGAATTCAGAGATGTAGATGCACCTGGAGGAAGTATCAAAGATGCATTTATGCCATTACCATTTAAAGAACCTTCACCAACTTTATTACAGTTGATGGGGATAGTGGTACAGGCAGGGCAACGATTTGCCGCCATCGCTGACATGCAGGTCGGGGACGGCAACCAGCAAGCAGCTGTTGGAACGACTATAGCTCTCTTAGAACGTGGTTCAAGGGTCATGTCGGCGATTCATAAAAGACTTTATGTGGCGATGAAAAGTGAGTTTCAATTATTAGCAGGGGTTTTTAAAACTTATCTGCCTCAAGAGTATCCATATGATGTAGTTGGAGGTCAAAGAAATATAAAAGTTGCAGATTTTGATGACAAAGTAGATATTATTCCTGTTGCAGACCCAAATATTTTCTCTCAATCACAAAGAATTAGTTTAGCACAGACAGAATTACAACTTGCAATGTCAAATCCACAAATGCACAACCTATATGAAGCCTTTCATGCAATGTATACGGCGATTGGTGTAAAAAATATTGATAAAATTTTACCACCACCTCAACAACCTATGCCAATGGATCCTGCAACTGAAAATATTCTTGCAATGAGCGGAAAACCGTTCCAAGCATTCAAAGGACAAGACCATCAAGCACACATTACGACCCATTTAAACTTTATGGCAACTAATATTGCTCGAAATAACCCAGTTGTGATGGCTGCGTTAGAAAAAAACATTTTTGAACACATTTCTTTGATGGCACAGGAGCAATTAGAGGTAGAATTTAGAGAAGAAATTGCAAAATTAATGCAAATGCAACAAATGATGCAACAAAACCCAATGTTACAACAAGATCCGCAGATTCAACAACAAATAATGTCTCTTTCAATGAGTTTAGAGTCTAGAAAAGCTAAATTAATTGCAGAAATGACTGAAGAATTTAAAAATGAAGAAAATAAAATTATGGGTGAGTTTAGTAATGACCCAGTTGCTAAATTAAAAGCTAGAGAATTAGATCTAAGAGCTATGAATGACACTGCTAAACGTGAACAAGACCAAGAAAAAATAGATTTAGATAGATCTAAACAATTAATGGGTCAACAACAATTTGATGAAAAATTAGATCAAAATCAAGAATTAGCTGAATTAAGAGCTGATACTTCGCTAACTAAACAAATGATGTCTCAACAAGCTAAAATGGAGAATGATTTGATGAAAATGGCAGATGTTAAAATCTTGAAAGGTCCAAAAAGATAGTATATAAACGAACAAGGAGAAAACTATGGGAAAAGGAAAAACATTCTTTACAAAAAACAATCCAAGATATGTTGGAGAAGTTGTATCTGATACACCAAAAGCAGATGCAAAAAACACTCTTTCAGTTAATGCGGATGGTTATGCAAAAGAAGTAGAAGTTAAAATTCCTCAAGGCGAACCAACAGTAAACAAAGTTGGTGGTCAAAGAAGAATGTTAGCTTCTAAAAAATCTACTGTTAAGTGGTATTAGTATGTGGTTCTCGGCAATTAAATTAGCCGTTTCTGCTGGAAGTAAAATATACGCTAACAAGCAGAGAGCGAAAGTTGCAATGTCTGATGCACAACTATTGCATGCAGAGCGACAAGCGCGAGGCGAAGAAGCTTACCAGGGAAAACTGTTAGAGGCTCGTCAAAACGACTACAAGGATGAGGTCGTTTTATTGATCCTCACGTTGCCCATTTTGGTGCTCGCATATGGGGTGTGGTCTGACGATCCGGCGGCTATGGAAAAGATAAAGATTTTCTTTGAACATTTCCAAGCGTTGCCGACATGGTTTACTTCACTTTGGATACTTGTATGTGGCAGTATTTTTGGTATAAAGGGAACACAAATTTTCAGAAATGGAAAAAAATAAGGAGATAAAAAATGGCAAATAGAAGATTTAATAAACAAACAACTCAACCATTAAAAGATGGTGGAAGAGCTAAAATGAGAGGTGGTGGAATGTCTACAGCTAGAAAAGACATGATGTCAGGATACTATCCTTCAGACATGGGCATGGCGGGTGGTGCTATGTACAAAAAAGGTGGAAAAGTAGGCAAGAAAAAACAAGGCTACAAAGCTAGAAAAGACGAATCTATCGCTATGAGAATTCGTAAGAAAAGAACTAAGAAGCAATTAAAAGCATCTAGAGACGAGTCTTACGGAAGATTTGGAAGCAAAGCTAAAAAATCTGGTAAAATAAATAGATAATGATCAAAAAGATTATTAAAAAAATAAAACAGTTATTTTGTAACTGCAAAACATTCACTATAGTCCAAGCTAAGTTTTGTAAGGATTGTGGTGCACATTATAAATAAAGGAGAAGGATATGAGAAAAGATAAATACCCTACTAAAGGAATGAATAAATTAGCAAAATCAAATCCAGGTGTTGCTAAAAAAATAATGGGCTACAAAGAAGGTGGTAGCGCTTATCACACAACTAAAGATGGTAGAAGAGTTAAGAAAGGACTTTACTACTACATGAACAAAAGAAAGAAAGCAGGAACTAGCAGAA